GCGTATATCGGCTTTACAGGCGGTCAGTCGTGGTCAACCTGCCCCTCCGACCTGCGCGACCTTATTTCTATCCAGTTCACCCAGGGGCTTGTTAATCGCGTCAGGATTACCTCTATCAACGAGATCTCGCGCCTGCGCTCGCACAACATCGGCGTAGGCTTGGCGATGACTTGGGTTTCGCTAGTTTCCCGCGCTAACCCCACGGGCGGCGCTCCTCTGCCGATCTTGGAGCTGTACCCCACGCCTGTCACGACCGACAACCAAGCGCTGACGGTGTACTACCGCGCTGGCTGGACTCCTCCCGCAAACCTCGACGAGTCCTCCTTTATCAACATCCCTGAGTACATTGAGCCGCTGTACATCCAAATCCTGCGTGCCTTTGCTCGAGGCTACGAGGAAGAAGATCAAGGCTCGTTAGACGCTCGCCTGCAAGCGCTGTACACAGGCGTTTTGTTCCTTACTGCTGCTGAACGAGATGGTATGATCCAGCACCAGTACGGACCTCCGCTGCAAACAGGTCTGAGTGCCGTGGGAACCTACCTCCCTGGCGTTCCGGCTTCTCCCTACACCGTCGCAAACCCCGCACCCTGAAATCTGAGCTATGGCCGAAAACATTCACGACAACCAACCGTGTAACTGGGTAACGCAAACCACCGCCGCTACCAATGCATATCCAACAGATGGAGTTGGTGGAAATACATCTACATATGCAGGCTCTGTTTTTAAAACAAGTTACCGCAATGCAATTCTTCAGACCGTAAAATTTACCGCAACAGCAGTAGGAAATACTTGTTCAGTTCACCTAGCTGACGGTGCAACTGTCTTTAGCTTTGAGGCTCCAAGTCAAGGGACTCATTCGTTTGACCTTGGTGGCGATGCAGGTGTATTTATGCCTGGCGGGTTTCACATTCGATTTGCAGGCGGGGGTGGTGTTACTTCAATGACAGCGTTCTACCGCCCGCAGTAACTTATGGCAAACTTTGAGCTACAGTTTCCTCTTGGTGGACTAAACGACAATGTCGCGCAGTCCAAGCAGCCTAGCGGAACTACAAACGAAGCGATCAATGTGCGGGGTCAAGACCCCATTACAGGACGCATTCGTGGCGCTCAAAGAAGCGGGCTTACAAAGTATGTAGTTGAGTCGATGGAGGCGCGTGTCAAGCGGTTTGAGAAGGTTGTGTACGACAACCGCCAACTGCGATACACGCCTCTAAACGCTGCCAACATCAAGTTGATTTGGGAGCAGGCTAACAACAACTCAAACGCCAGCACCTATTGCGTTGTTGACTACAAGGAAAATGTGTTTGTAGTTGACGCTGGCCGCACGGTGCAGAAGTTCAACAAGAACGGCGTGCTGGTGTACACGCTAACGCCGCCAGGGTTAGAAGATGTCAACTTGTACATCCGTGGCTTGGCGGTAGACAATACCGGTAGTCTATGGATTGGCACGGGACATAAAAATGCGGCAGACCTTGCAATTAGCCCCTCGCCACTTGCAAACGCAACCTCTCTAAATCGAACGCGCATTTGGAAGTATAAAGAAAATTTAGCTGGTGCCGTTCCAGTTTTAGATTATACGTTTAGTCCGCGCTTAACGATTGAGAAGTTGTCTTTGTCGCAGGGCATTTTGTACGCCGCTGCAAATGATCCGTTGCTAGAAGAAGGCTATGTTGTAGCCTATGACGAAATTTACACCACAGGCATGGAAGAAGCGGCACGCCGAAAGATGCCGTATCCGATCTGCGACATTGATGTTTTAGCCGATGGTAAAGTGTGTTTTACTGCGCCTGCTAACGTTAATCGTTACGAGCGTCAATCGGCGCAATATCAAAACTACAAGTGCAGCGTTGTAGACTGGACTCCAGCGCAGATTCCTAGTGAAAAGTTGTGGTCGTGGTATGACGCTGCTCAAGTTTCAGGCGTTGCCAACAACGAACGAGTAACGGCTTGGTTTGATGTAAGCGGAGCAGGACGCAATTTAGGCTGCACACTTTTAGAAACAGGGCCAAAGTACTTAGCTACTGGTTGGGCCGGTAAGCCGTGTTTTGACTTTGACGGTGCATCACAGCTATACACGCTGGGCAATCAATCGACAACGCAGTCTGCTAGTAGTGGATCAAGCTCCGCAGTTCCAAACTATGACGGCGCAAGCTGGGCTATGTTTATTGTGTTTAGACCTCAGACTTTAAGTTCTGATCTAAGCATTACTAAACCAGAATATTTATTTGGTTGCGATTTTAGCAATAACGAAACACATGACATTCATGTAGCGTTGCATAAAACGCAAAACTTGGTGTTCCCTGGCTCGGTGCAAGAGAACACAATTTCTGTATACACTCAAACTGCGTCGTGGCCTTCATATTGGTTTTTAAGACCTGCTGCTCCAACCAATCTAGCAACTGATCAACCAACAAATATTTACAAGTACGGCAGAGGCAATAAAGATATTGGAGCAGGAAAATATAAATACCCTGCTCAAGCTACGTTTAATCCTGACAACCCAGCTAGCATTTTAACTATTGTATATCGTGGTGACATTACGGCGGAAAACACAGACAGCGACAATTCGCTGTTGCATTGCAGCTTTCACCTAAACGGTCAACCAATCGACCGTTGGCGTGGTTTGCGTCAAGCCGCTTCTGCTGGATTTTACTTAGGCCGTCAAGCACCAGCTTTGTCTCCAACAACGACTAATTGGTTTAATGGACAAATTGCTGAAATTATTACGCTGCACAATTTAGATGCATCTTTTGATCGTGGTTATCCGCGAACATTAGGCTTGGCGTGTAAAACGCAAACAGGAAGTTTTGTTTCAACTAAACTTGTAGGTACAGGTGCGCCATACGGCCTAAGAGACGTACCGACTCCATATAATACTACAGTATTTACTGCTGACAATTTAAATGCAGTAAGGGTTGACTCTTCGGTTAATCCTCCTAATTTACTAAGTCTTTTAGATAGGCAGCTTGGTGATGTTGTCGAAGTAAACGGCAAATATGCTACTGTTTTATGTGGCAAAACAAATTTTGATCTAACATCTGCTAGCGGATTAGGAATTCCGTATTCACCATCCGATACGTATGTAGGTACTTATACAGCAGCAATTAACCCAAGTTCGCTGCACTCAACGGCAACGACTTTTGTACCTAATGTTACTAACGCAAACTCCACGCTTTGCGAAAAGGTTGAAGGCTATTTGGCATGGAAGTGGGGCATTTGGCATTTGTTGCCTACTGGTAACTATGCGCCGCCGCAGCTTGCCATGGAAACTACTTACGATCCTGGCAACTGGCCGCATCCGTATCGCAATGCGCCGCCGAGTTCTGTAGACACGGACACGGTTAGCAAGGCCGCTGTGATTGTTAGCCCGCTAGCAGTTGCTGGATGCCTTGAGTCGATTGACGGCCCGTATCGCTGGGTTGTAGACGGTTTAAGTGGTTTTGGCGCAGGCGTTGGCTTGCGCATCATGTCAACCGAAGCTGCGTTTTACACCATGGGTGATCCGCAGTTTGCGGGTTCCACCACGGATGGCGCGTACACGTGGTTAGATGCCAACGGCAACGGGCGCAAGTTGGTTTACAACGCGGCTACGCAAGTTGTTTCTGATGCGTGGTCGGGAACGCTAGCTAGCTCTAGTACGACCGCTATCAGCTCAAACGATTACATCCCGCACCTGTCCAAGGATGCGTTTGAGAATGCGTACTATCCGTTTACCTTTGTTGGTGGCGCATACGGTGTCGGCTGGTCACTTGTAGGCAAGGATGCAGGTAACACGCCGATTACGCTGTTGTCTAATGACACTAGTGGCGACGTTGTTTTGCAGGCTGCGCCTGAGTTTGTGTCGCCGGATTACCGCATCGGCAACGGCATTGCAGATGATTTCCCTGCTACGCCTGACCCACTTGATCCTGACACATACCCTCGTGCCGAAAATGTCTATGTGTTGAAAGACGGCACAGGAGACGAGCAAACAATTGAGCGTTATGAGCTTGTTTCTAGCGAGTCAGATGTAGACCAACCGTCACCGCGAGCGCAAACGCTGCTTGCTGTGTCCAACGGCAAGATCAAAAAGGTCACGCCAAGCGGTGTAACTTCCCCCGCCGGTGTTGGCACATTAACACAACCAGAGCTTGATCCTGCGTCGCCTTACATTGACAGCGCGGTGCTGTTTGGCAAGGTGTATTTTACCGATGGTTTGTCATATCGTGTCTACGATCCACGAAATGATTTTGTATCTGAATGGTTAGCAACTGACGCTGGAACGCTTCCTAATCGGTGCAAGCTTTTAACAAACTGGCGTGGCCGTGCAGTTTTGGCCCGTGGTGCTGACGATCCGCATAACTGGCACATGAGCGAGCAGGGGTCGCCTACCAACTGGGACATCTTCCCGCCGGTGCAGACCGCAACGCAAGCTATTAGCGGCAACAACGCTCGCGCTGGCTTATGCCCTGATTTGATCAACAGCCTCATTCCTTACAACGACGATTTGCTGTTGTTTGGTTGCGACTCGTCGCTATGGATGATGCGCGGCGACCCGATGGCTGGGGGCGTGTTTGACCTTGTGTCGGATGTCACCGGCGTTGCGTTTGGTCGCTCGTGGGCTAAGGATCCAGAAGGCACGCTGTACTTCTTTGGATCTCGTGGCGGCGTGTACATCATGAAGCCAGGCAGCGTGCCTGTGTCCATGACGCAGTCCACAATTGAGCGGCGGTTGAACAATGTCAACTTGTCGCAGTTCTACGTCGAGATGTTCTGGAACACCTACGACGACGGCCTGCACGTCTTCCTAATGCCGTTTACCGACACAGCTAGCCGCACTAAGCACTACTTTTGGGAGCGCAAGTCTGGCGCGTGGTACGAAGACACCTTTGCGCTAACAAAGCAGCCCTCTGCCGCAGTTGTCATTGACGGTGATGCCGCCGATGACCGCTGCTTGCTGATCGGAACTTACGACAGCAGCGTCGTGCGCTGGGACAAGCTCGCTACAAGCGACGACGGCCAGCTTATCGACGGCAAAGTGCTTATTGGCCCCATCGCGCCCGACGATAGCGAGTTTGACGCACGCATCACCAACCTTGCAGCCGTGATGGCAAACCAAGGTGCGGTCAACTACAAGCTCTACGCTAGCACTACGCCGGATGATAAAGGCCAGCCGGTTGCAAGCGGGCAATTTGTCCCTGGGCGCAACCCGATCCACCTTGTGCGCGCCCGAGGGGCGTTTGTGTGGATGGAGCTACAGCAAGCCAATGCGTTTACGCGGTGGTCGCTAGAGTCCATTCGCCTAGATGCGTACCCCGCAGGAAGGAAGCGTAATGGCTGACCCTAAGCGCATTGGCCTATCAGGCCAAGCACGCGGTATCGACCCTCAACGCCAACGGCGCAACTCGCTGACAACAGACGAGACGATTGCCGCGCCGCTGACGCTGAACGAACGAGGGCAGATTACGCTTGCGCTGACGGGGCCGTTTACGCTGGACAAAGAAGGTGCGTTGGTACTGAACATCGCGCCGCCGTTGACGGTCACCAACAATAGCCCGTTGACCTTGTCGTTGCAGACGGACACAACGCTCAAGACCGCAAACGGCAAGCTGACGACAAATATTCCTACGGCCACACCGCGCTCGCCAGGACTTTTGCCTGCGCTAGACGGCGATACTTCTAAGTTCTTGTCGGGCGACGGCGTATACCGTGCGCCGATTTATCCGCTGCCGCGTTTAGACGAGTGTGCGCCGCCAACAGACACGACTAACCTAGACGCTTCGGTATCGGCCCACGGACTTCTGCCTAAGCTCTCTGGCGTAGTTACAGAGGTGCTGTTGGGTGATGGCACCTGGGGCGTGCTAGCTACCGATCTTGGCTATGTCGCAGCTACACGCGACCTCACAAGCAGCACGGGCACAGCGGTAAATTTACCGCTGTTTACCGACACAGAAGACGGCCTAACTCCTGCTTCGGGTGGCGGCACAACAAACTTCCTACGCGCAGACGGCACATGGGCGGCTCCCAGCGGTGGTGGTGGCGGTAGCGGACTAGACCAGCCTGCGGTCATGGCTCGAATGGCGTTTGGGGGATTCTGATATGGCAATCACACTTGACGCTACGACCAAGTCCTTAGACCTCACGACTAGCTCGACCGCTGACATCGACTACGCCGTTTCGTATGTGGACATGACGACCAGCGCGTTCACGCCGGGCGATGGTCACGGCACGATCAACACGGCAGGCACAACCGTAATTGTCGCTGCTCCCGCATCGTCAACCCAGCGCGGAGTAAAGTCAATCTCGATCTTCAATCGTCACGCTACGACGGCCAACACGGTGACGGTCAAGAAGGATGTCAGCGGCACGGAGTACTGCTTGTTCAAGGCGGT